AACCGAAAAAATATCCAATAGTGAAAAAAGAGTTTGTATAGTACATATAGTATTACCAAATTTGCCTGTATAATCAATTCAGAATTAAACCAATAATCTGTATAGCTATATAAGGACAAGACAGGTTGGGTTCGAGCTTAAACTAAGGTGAAAGTAATGTGAAAGTATGCTTTTAGTATGTAAGGCATGGGATTTGGTGCTATAATCATGGTTTAAGTATGTTTTAAGGACGATTTTAATAGAAAAGATGGTGTTTTACATAGCAAACTCTCTTCATTGCGAGGAGGTACGAGGAAGCAATCTTTGGACTACACTCAGCATTTCATGCGGGAAGATTGCTTCGTTCCTCGCAATGACGCGGCGCCACTCATCCCACCACTCATCCATCCACTCATCCTCCCCCCTCCCCCAATCCCCTCCTAACATTTTTTTTAAAAATGGTAAAAGAAAGGCTACTTTTGTCTTAATAAATTAAATTATGGCAAAAGAGCAGATTTCTATTTTTGATATGTTTAAGATTGGGATTGGTCCTTCCAGTTCCCACACCTTAGGACCTTGGCGTGCTGCACAACGATTTGTGGAAGTGTTAAAAGAAAAAGCTGCACTCGACCGTGTTCAAACGGTGAATATCTTGCTCTTTGGATCACTTGCCAAAACGGGTGTTGGCCATGGTACCGATATTGCGGTATTATTAGGCTTAAGTGGCGATGATCCTGTCACATTCGATGTGCATGACGTGGTTCCCAAGGTGGACCGTATCAAAGCCAACAAAAAATTAACCTTGGGTGCTGAAAAGGAAATTGAATTCGACTACGATACCAATTTACTATTCCTTTTCGACCAAAGTTTACCGTTCCATCCAAATGCGGTCACTTTCCAGGCTTTCCTAAGCGATGGTTCCGCCATCAGCGAAACCTATTACTCTATCGGAGGAGGTTTTGTTGTTCAGGAAAATGATACGGAAGGGGTATTGACAGAATTGGATCTGCCATTCCCCATCGATACCGCACAGGAATTGATGGTTGCCTGCATGCGTACCGGACTTAAAATTTCGGAACTGGTGCTGGAGAACGAGTGCTCCTGGCGCTCAGAACAGGAAACCAAGCAAGGAGTGATGCAGATCTTCCATACCATTAAGGAATGTATCTATAAAGGCTGCCATACCGATGGTGTACTCCCAGGAGGATTGCACGTGGAACGTCGGGCATCCAAATTGAACAAACGTATGCTGAAAGGGCGTACTTACCATGATTATGATACCTGGCTGGAAGCAATCCGTGCCGGTGGACGTGATTTTGGTTATATATTAGATTGTGTAAGCTGTTTTGCCTTGGCGGTAAATGAGGAGAATGCTTCCTTTGGCCGTGTGGTAACAGCACCTACAAACGGTGCAGCAGGGGTTATTCCTGCCGTACTGCAATATTATCTGGCATTTCATGATGCCTATAAGGAAGAGAAGATCATTCAATTCATCGCAACAGCTTCTGAGATCGGTTCTATCTTCAAAAAAGGAGCGACGATTTCTGCGGCTATGGGCGGTTGCCAAGCTGAGATCGGTGTTTCCTCCGCGATGGCGGCGGGCGCATTGACCGAGTGCTTGGGAGGATCCCAACGCCAGGTCTTGATGGCAGCAGAGATAGCCATGGAGCATCATTTAGGACTGACCTGCGACCCTATTGGTGGTCTGGTTCAGATTCCATGTATTGAGCGGAATACCATGGGCGCGATCAAGGCCATTACAGCAGCCCAATTGGCGCTTCAATCCAATCCGGACAAAGCCAAAGTGAGTTTGGATGCGGTAGTGAGCACCATGTGGGAGACCGCATTGGATATGAACGCCAAATATAAAGAAACGGCTGATGGTGGATTGGCCATCAAAGTGCCATTGAGTTTACCAGAATGTTAATCCTTTAAATTTTTCCATGATTAGGTATTGTGCGTTAGCTTCAGGGAGTAATGGAAACAGCTATTATATAGCGAAAGGGAATACGGCTATTCTGGTGGATGTGGGCATCAACAATAAGCATCTGCATCTGCGGATGGCTAGTCTGGGAATTAACCCTGCCAGCATCGATGCCATTTTTATTACCCATGAACATACGGACCACATCTGCGGATTGGCCGTGTTTGCCAAAAGGTACCAGATACCGGTTTATCTGACCGTAGGGACCTATGAATCCTCCCGAATTCAATTACCGGAGTATCTCTTGCATTTTATCAAAGCCGATTCCATTGTAAATGTTGGTGACTTATCCGTTTATGGCATTCCTAAATACCATGACGCAAAGGAACCCTGCAGTTTCATGGTTACTGATGGAGAAATCAATATTTCGGTATTGACCGATATCGGAAGGATCTGTGTAAATGTGATGAAGGCGATCGAGATTTCCGATGTGCTGTTCCTGGAATCCAACTTCGATGAGGATATGTTGCAGAATGGAAGATATCCCTATTACCTAAAGAATAGGATCCGAGGAGGAGAGGGCCATCTTTCCAACAGGATTTCGATGGATGCCTTTTTGGCCCATCGTTCTTCCCGGATGAAACACCTGATCCTTGGCCACCTCTCCGGCGAGAACAATAGGGTAGAACTGGTGGAAGAATTATTTGCTCCTCATTGTGTAGAGATGATACTGTCGGTGGCGAAACGAACCGAACCCAGTGCTTTGTTCCAAATCGCTAGACCAGTGGAAACGGAAATAAGCTATACATCGATTACCTATCAATCCATTCAGATTGAAGGCTATTCCGATTAATTGAAATAAAAATAATAAAAGCCCTTTTCCTGAGCAGGATAAGGGCTTTTTTGTGGATGTATTTAACGATTGCTAACTTAGTGCTGGATCAAATTTTTGATGGCACTTACAGGGATGGCTTCTTTGATGACCATTTGGAGGTTTTTCTGCTCCGCCTGGTTGTAATAAAATGATCGGGTTAGGGAGACAATTCCGGCAATATTTCCTTTATTGTCGAAAATTGGCCCACCGCTTGACCCAGCAGCATAATCTGCCGTGATCTCCATTTTTCTGCTCATGATACCGGCATTGCTTTCCGTCATGCAGGCAACTCTACCAGAGGTATAATAGTAGAAATAATCTCTTGGATGGGAAATGACAAACACGTCTGAACCTGCCTTCAAATCAGTTCCAATCGGATTGGCGGCAATCTTAAAATCGCCAAAACGGCTTGACCCAAAAATCTCAAAAATTATTAAAACGACATGTACCAAAATAAAATAATATCGAACTTAGATTTAAAAGGCTTTTAATAACCTTTTAAATCTAAGTTGAACATGTATTATCGCATCAAAACAAAGTCCAATTACCATGAGGATTATCCAAATCGTAATTTGCCGTAAGCACTTCAATTTTCTTTTTCCCTGATCCACCAGTACCATTTGCCACACTCACACTTTGCTCAATCTTCTTTGTTCTCCAACCGTTTTTAACTGTATATTTCGACAATATTTCACTTGGATAACTACTCATTAGAAATTTACCCTCTATTTGCTCTAAGGTCTTTAAAAGAGCCTCAAAATCCTCAATTGAATAACCATCATAATGCCCACAATCAGAATTGAAGTACGGAGGATCGCAGTAATGAAATGCACCATTATAATCACGTGATTTTATCACTCTCAAAGCATCAGTATTCTCAATTTGAACGCTCTGCAATCTGATTGCATAATCTTCAGTAAAGGAATCTCGTTTATTACTTATTTTTCGTGAAGTAGTTCCTTTGACAACATCGTATCCCCATGTGCCATCAAGCATTGCACTAAACGATTGTGAAGAAAGCACCCAAACAGCCCAAGCCCTCTGTATTCTAGTGAACAGATGTGGATTATTATAAATTACTGTTGCATCAGCATGTAAAGAGCGTGAATGCAGGCTAATTCTCACCATTTTTTCTAATTCAATAAATTCATTTTGACACACATCATAAAAATTTATAAGTTCTCGGTTATAGTCATTTATAACCTCTACTTCACTAGGTCTTTTCGCCCAAAATATTGCACCGCCTCCAACAAATGGTTCTACATAAGTTTGATGTTTTGGAAATAAAGGAACAATTGTACTAACTAAATTTTGCTTACCCCCGTAATAACTTATAGGTGTTTTTAAATCTCTCATATCTTTTATTTAGCTATATTTGTATCTCTCACCTTTTAATGCAAAACACCCCAGTCAGAAGACTTGTAGTCCTCCGCTTGGGGTGTTTTGCTCTAAAATTAAAAGGTGAGATGTTTAATTTTGCGGAGGACTCTTTTTTAAGCCTATCCTCCTTAAGGCTTTATATTTTATCCGTATCCTTCAAGCCATTGACTTCCTGAATATCTATACTTGTAAGTTCCTCCACGAACAAGACTTGAATTCACTGAAGCTGTGTTATCCATTTTATAGATATCGCTTCCATTACCATAAATAGTGATATTACCACCTGTAGCATTTTTAATTAATACCGAACGTCCAACCTCGACCCCTACAGAAGGAAGAAATACATTTGAATTTGAACCACCTTTGGCAACATAGTAATCATACTCAGTTATGTAAGTGTCAGCGTTATCGTTATCAACCCTCACTGGCTCGTACATAGCACCAAGAAATTTTACACTGGATAACATTGCTCCATAACGTCCCCATGCTCCCCAAAGCAATTGTAAAGCTTGTGCTGCTAAATCCTGTCTCCTGACACCAATAATACCAGCACGGACATTTGCTGTGAAAATTGGACGTTCAGTAGGTCTTACAACTGAAGCCTCACCAACTAAAGAGCCTGAAAAATCTAAACCTGTAGATGACGGCAAAAAGCTCATTCCTGCATTTCTACTCAAAACACCCCAATCGCTTAATATAATTCCACTAGATGGGTTAGTCGGATCAGAACCACCATTATTAACGTCTGTTGATCTTAATGTGGTAGTATCAATAACAAAGCCCCCGATCTTACCTTTTGTAGCAGACATTGAACCATCATTGAGGACGTTAAAAGGTGCTGTATTCCGATCTTCAGCTGTTGCACCAGCCCAGAATCTTACAGAAGAGTTACCGTTATCGGAAAGCCCTGAAATACCTGCATTTGAATAACCATCAGAACCAACACTGATCACCTGAGCAAAGAGACGAACCACATTAATAAAATAAGCAGTAATCGTGTCCGTCTCAATATCGCCTCCACTGATCATGGTGAACATCTTTGTTGGTCTGAAGGATCGTTTACCTTCAATAACGGATGAAAGCACACCAAGATTAAAAAACCAGTAGCCGTTTTCCGAATCAACAGCTTTCTGATCTGTAGTCAAAACCCATTCGCCAGTTAAGGCAGTTTGCGAACATTTGGCAGCTAAATAATATGGTTTGGTAGATATTAGACCATCAGCATTAAAAACAGGCAAATCCCATATATATCCAAGTCCATCAATTTTATAACGCTTGTGTATGAGTTTGCCAGCGGTCAAACTGATAGCATTAGCATCGTTGCCAGCGTTCACAGTCAGCGAAACACCATCCAAATCATAGTACATGCTATCCGTGCCGAATAACCCAGCAATAGCCTGAATCAAGGCATTTTCTAAATTCCCATCAGGATCAAATACAAGCCCTTTAAATTCATTCAAAGCTTGAATGTTCCTGCGATCATTTTCGATGCTGGTTTTGCTTACCTGTGTTACAACCTCTTTAGTTTCTTTGATGTCCTTTTCAACCTTTTGAATGCGTGTATAAGTGACCTCGTTACCAATCTCAGCCGTGAACTTCATTCCTTGCTCTAGTACAGGGAACATAGCTGGATAGCTGACAGCCGTAACCCGAATTTTATCATCAAGTCCTATTTTTTCATCCACTACATGAACAATGTCACCTTCGTGCAATTCGGTGTTTTGTCGCTTTAGCCAAAGGATGTCCGTATCAAGTTCATAGACCACTCTAGGCACTTTGTTAGAATTCAGGTATTCCAATCGTTTTGCTTCCAACTCGGATAAAGCAGCTGTAACATAACTTTCAGGCATTCTTATGCCAAGGAGCGTATATAAGTCACCGACTTCAGCAACCATAGCTCCAAAAGGGCTAACATTACCATTGGTATCTTCATTTGCTTTGTATCGGATTGTTTTTGATGTAGGACTATACGAAAGAATTGTAAACTCCTGACCATTCAAACCTCCCGATTTAAAAACAATTTTCGCTTCTGTCCCTTCAATACGTTGACCGTTCAAATCAAAATCTAAGCTGCTATCCGAAATACTAAATGTACGGTCATTGATCTGCTCAATACCTGTAACCGATCCTGTGCGTTTGGGATAAATCTCCTGATCTTCAAAAATGCCTTCACGGATTCCATAAAGATCGACCGATAAAGGATCATCAAGATAACCATCCAAAGTCAATTGCTTTTTTGAATATCCCTGAGGTAAATTTTGTGTACCTCCTACTGCATAAGCACGTGTAATGATGGAGCTGTTGACCAAAGTTTGACGTGACAATGAGTATAGACCGTTGTCCTTTCCGTACTGCAACGTCAAAGCTCTAGCCGTCCCCACTATTTTTTTGATGGTTATTTCTTTACCTATGATTTGCCACTCGCATTCAGAGGCTTCAGCAATATCATTCAGGGCTGACAAGCAATCAACTTTGTTAAATTCCAAAGCAAACGGCTCAACGTCTTCCAATTCTCCAACCGTCCAGCCCGAATCAACCGAATTGAGACATTCCAAGAACATGAACATATAATCGTTCAGGTCTCCGAAATAATCAAAAACAAATGCGCCTTCATCCTTCAGCTTGAACCGTTCTAGCGTATGCCTTGCACCCTGAAAGGTCACAACGTATTCAAATAAGTTGCTTCCTAGTTGGGTGTATTGCGGTTCTTGGTTAACGGTCATTATCTCACCTTTATAGGTCAGATAGTCACCAATGGTGATATCCAAAACGCTTGTTGAATTTATTGTAAATACAAGCGTATGCTCTGACATTAACCGCTTGTTATGAACCGCTTTATTCAACGGCAGTGATATATGTAAATGATTATTTCTGTATGTTTGAATTGTCATTATATTCCCTTTCATTAAGCCCCTACCGAGATGTGGGCTGTTGATTAAAAATTGAAATACTCTTCAAAATATCTCCACAACACCATCTGTCCTGTCTTGTTCAGATGAATCCCGTCCATTGTGAACGTGCTTCCGTTCTTGCCACTAGCTTTTAAAGCTTCATCATAAATGTTTGAGCCTTTACGTTTAGCCGTTTCTGTAATGCGATGGAAAAAGTTTAAAAAAGGCACACCTATCTGATTGAATCTGTACTCGATATTGTCTACATCCTGAGCGCATGTGATAATATCACCGTTTGGAGCATGAGCGTAAAGAAAAATTCCTGATTCATCAACAAAGTTGGAATACTCGGCAGCCCATACGGCATAAGGAAGTACTAAGTAGTCTTTAGATACATATTCATTATACTTATCGACGAATTTTTGTCCGTAGTCTTTAGATCCAAACCCTCGATCAGGTCTTCCTAACGCTTCGTTCAAAATCTGACATTGCCAAACGATAAGATCAGGATTGAACTCGTCTACCATCCAAGGTTCATAACGCTCTATCATATCGATGCTATGACTGCCCTTCGATGCGTTGATGTATGTGAATAGGTATTCGTTAGGAGAATATTCAATACCCCAATATCCGAATCTACCTGCTCCTACATTCTTTACGGTGATCGACTTTTCAGAAAGATTGGTCAAGCTGCGAAACTTCAACCTCTTTTGCGCGTTGTCGCGATAAATCCCTGGGGATGGCTGTGTTTCCGGTTCCTTGAAATAAACCGTTGCTCCATTTGCTTCCACCCACGCAATGCCATTGAAAACCTCAACCTTGCCATTGCCCTCAGCAACTGTTATCTGTTGGCTTTCTGACCACCTGCAATCAGTATGTACAATAAGCGACAATCTTTTCATATTAGCAGGGAATTTGAACGATACACCAGCGTCAGTTCCACCCTCAATTACTTTCGTGTAGGGTAGATAGTACGAAGATCCTACTGCCCCCCAATAAGTATCCACACTCACAATAGAGGAAGTGCCGCCACCAAGTATTTCGGTAATTACACCGGGGTTGTCGAACCGTAGGTATTGCTGCTCTTTCCATCTTAACTTCTCCTCGAGGTAAGAGCTATTGTTGTATTCATTACAGAATGGAGGTCTTCTATTGGCGTCAGGGCGCACATCAGTCCATCCCAACGGGGTATCGATGCTATCAGCTACCTTCACTAGTGTTACATCACTATTCCTTTGTAAGTATTTTTGCACAAACGGCTGAATGTGCGACAATATGGTGCTCTTTGAAGAACTCGGTTTTGGCATCCATTCCGAAGTTGCCACGGAGGTTTGAAGAACCTCAATAGCTTGCGTGTTTTCGTCGGTTGCTGCCTTCGACTCGTAGACGTTCTCATTTATGGAGTTTTCAACGTATTTGTAGATAGCGATATACTCGATCAAGAACTCAACGTTCTTCTGATTGTTGGTCAACAATGCCAAAGCGTTTGGTGTATCTGTTGGTATAACAATCTTAGCTCGCTGTATAGCCCATTCGCTTGTGTTTATCGTAAACAGTGTATTGATACCCGGAGTAAAGAAGCCCATTGTTAGGTACAATGTTCCTGGTGACACCTTCTTAACCTTCATCTCAACATTGTATGTACCTGCCTTAAGGTCAATACCTCCCTGCATCAGCCCTGTATTCTCGCTGTTGTTCGTTTTAATGTGCGCGACCCCATTCTTTATGCTAAGGTCGAATGTCGGTTCGTTCTGTTGCCAGAACTGCTCCCCATTTTCAAAACCACCGTCTTTAAGGATATTCTGAACGCCAATTACTTTCTTGGAAAGATCGTTATCTTTACCTTTGAAATCCCAATCACTACCGGTCGAAGGTTCTTCTGATGTAGCCTTGTTCGCTTCATAGATAAAGCCGTTGTAAATCCTTTGATCACCTGAGGTATAGTTACCCGGTACCCATTCTTTGATTCTGGCTGAATCCGGCAAAGCCCCCATGTCTTTTAAAGACCAAGAAGAGCCTTTCCACTCAAAAATCCATTCTTTTCCTGAAGCTGCTGTAAAAACATTACCTCCAAACGAATAAACTCCCGGAGAAGCCTTACAAAATCTATACTCCGCTGTTCCGGGGCTTGTAAGAATAGTAGGTGCCTCAACAGTACCGCCTGAAACCGATTCTAACTGAGCTCCAACCACGCCAACTCTATTAGCTGTCTCTTCGATCAATAAATCAATCTCGACTGATCCCACTAGTTCATTTTCAGAATTAGTTGCAAGCAGTGATTTTACTTTACTTGCATCTGAAATTTTAGGTGTGTCTCTATCAAAGACGGTTACACCATTAATTTGAATATCATTATCTTCCATGAGTCGTTTAGTAACTTGTTTTAACCATCATTTTTTTATTATTGATCACAATGTATCTTCCTGAATTGTCCACGAGGTATTTAAATACATAACCCTTGTTATGATTGCATTCCAAGCGCAACACAAAGCGAGCTGAAGTGGAGGAACCTAGATCGACATTGATAAAGTTCCAAGATGCTACACCTTTGTACCGCAATCGGAACGCTTCACCCCAATCAATTACTTGCAGGTCAAATTCACCGTTAAAATCAATCAGAGACAAAAAGTCCTTTTTCTTTTTTCGGTAATCAACCATATTAGAAGCCGTAATCAGAAACGGAACTTCAAAAGTTTGAGTTTGATAAACGACAGGTGATTCCGTATCGTAGTCACGTCCACTCTGATCAGACCATTCGTTGTAAAAAGGTTCTTTAGGTGTAGGTGGAATTTCAAAAACCTGCAACCCGCCATCTTCAAGATAAACACCAAAGGCGTCCCTAAGATCAAACCCATTTATCAAGACACTAACCGCCATATTTGCCCCCTTTCGTATTGGTATTAATTGCCTTCAGCTCTGTAACTGCATTCTTTAACTCGGTCACGGTATTAGCTGTATTATCCCTGATTTCCTCCTGAACTTTCAAACTCTGTACAAGTGTCCTGTAAGTGCTTTGAATGAAGTCTAAGGATTTTTGGATTAGCTGATACTTTTGTTTGTTCAGATCATAGTCAGCACGGTTTATTCCCATGAGTTCCGTACCTGTTTGCTCTGAAATACGTTCAATACCTGAAGTCGCTAAAGAGTTAGAAGAACTGGTTGTATTAAAGATGTCCAACCCTTGCTGTTTAGCTGCTTCCTTTGCTGCTTCCATCCATTTGTAGTAATTCTCACCAGCTGAACCAGCATCCTTCAGGAATTGAGCAAAAACATCAATTACATCACCTTCCTCACCAAACAACAAAGTGTCTGTCAATTGATCTTCAAATTGTTTAAAGATTTCATCAAACGCTTTGGAGAATAAGAGCTGTGACATCATGTCCTCCAAAACCTTGTTGACGGTTTTACCCATTGCCAAAGCAGCCGATTCACCTTGTTTAAAGTATTCAACAAGGTTATTACGCATATCAGAACCCAACGACCCTGTAAGCTCCTGAACCACTTCTTTTATTTGCGCCCTAGCTTCCTCAATCTTTTCAATCCATTCAAGAACACCCTCGATCATTTGCTTGGTGTTCGCATCGACCGCCTTATCATTGTTTAAAGACGTAAGCAAAGCTTTTACATCCCTTAAATCTTGTGGCTCTGACGATGTCAGCACGTCCGCAACCTCTTTAGGCAGATTGGTATATAAGTCCTCATACTTTGGCTTTTTCTTTTTACCTCCAAACAGCCCGATTATACCACCTACTACAGCACCAATAGCAGCACCAATTGGAGCGGTTAACCAAGAGAATATACCAGCACCAGCAATACCGCCAATTGTCGCTCCGATTGTAGCACCACTTGCAGCACCTTTACCTACATTCTTCCAGTCAACTGCATTTTCCAAGCCCTTAGATATCTTGCCATCTCTTGCCAATTTCTGTACAGCTGTCTGATAATTTTTAATCGCATCTTCAGCTGCAAGCATACCGTCCTTCATACGCCCAACATAATCCTTCAGATACACGCTTTCACCCAATTCGGACTGCAAACGTATCTGATCATTCAGGCTCATGTTGTATTCACGCTGAAGGTCAATGATAGCACTGTAATATTCCTCTTCAGCCTGTTTGCGTTCAGCAGCCGCATTAGCTACCATGCTGATCAGATCAATTGCTGAACTTATTGCAGCTGCATACTTTTCAGTATCATTTGCATTCTTATCGAAAGCAACTGATAAATTATCAATACCATTAGCCAAGCCTGAAAGAAATTGACCAGCATTGCTAATTAGGCTGTTTCCAAACGCATCACCTAAATTTGAAAGACTTTCACCAAGTTGGCTAACTGAAAACGCTATCCTCTGAAGAAGCTGAAGCATATTGCTCAAACCATCTTGATTGATTTGGTCAATTTCCTCCTGAGTTTCCTGAAGCTTATCATTAACCGCTTTAATTTCCTCTGCACTCGCTCCAACCTTTTTTAAACGCACCAATTCATCAGCAAGCTTTCTGTACTGCTTTTGAAGATTTGCGAGCGTTGCAGCTCTAGCACCAAGTTTAGCAGTAGATTGAGCATTTGTTAATGCTGATTCTAGTTCATTGCGGAATTGTGGTGTTAAATCTTCACGAGCCAGCAGGTCTTTAATAACCTTGATTTGTGCACGAATACCAGCCGTTGTAATAACTAATTGCTGTTTAGCTGCTTGAATCAGGATTCGGTTTTTCCTAGCTTCAGTTTCGTTCAACTGGTCAATTTCATCCTGTCTAGCCTGTTTAAGAAGTTCCTTTTTTTCTTCTGACATCTGTTCACCTTGTGCTTTGTATAGCCTTTGGTATTTTTCATTGATGTCTGCAAGATTATCACCGTATGTTTTGGTAAGATTAAACGATTCTAAAAAGGCTTTATCCTCCAAAGATTGCTTACTTTGGTTGTATTCTTTTAGAAGCTCTAAAAGCTTGTTTAACCGTTCCGTTTCAGCTCCTGTCAATCCAACCGTGAACTGCTTACCCTGCAAGGCATTGATCTCACCAGTTACATCACGGTAATAGTTCTTTATCTTAGAAAGGTCTGAAGAAAAACGTTTGTCAGCTTCCTTTTCACTCGATGAAGTTTTAAATTCCTCATATTCCTGAACCAGCTTTTTACGTTCATTCAGTGATTCTGAAAGCTTATTCGTTTCATGCCTATACCTCAGGTCACTCATTGCCCTTTGCTCAATAGGATCAACAGCAGAAACGTCAATCAGATCAATCGGAGACTTTTTGTTTTTGGCATTGTACTCAGCAATCTTTTTGTTTTCGTCCTGAAGCACATGTCTGAGATCAGCAAACTTTTGCTTTAATGCCTCAATCTCCTGTTGATCGTTTTCAAATGACTTAACCCTGTATTCAGCATCAATCTCCTGAATTTTTTCAAGGGCTTCCTTTCTGATGTTGACAATACGCTTGTAAGCATTCTCTATGGCAGTGTTATTGACTTTTGGTGTTTTAGGATCATCACCGAAAACAGATATTCCCATTTTACCAGCGATCTCAGAAGCTTTTTTAAGAAAGTTGTCAGCAATTTTGGTTTGTGCATCTTCTGTTTTCTTAGCTTCAGATATTGCAGCGTCACGGGTTGCATTACCCATCCGCTCCATATCTTTTTTCGCCTGTGCCTCAGCCTGCTTAACATCATAACGCATACCCTGACCACCAAGTCCTGGCATTCTGTTCAGACCATCAACAAATTTTTGCCAGCCAGTCAAAGATTCTTCAGCAGTTTTTATTCTAGCTTGCTCAGCTTCATAAGCTCCTTTAGCAGCCTCCTGTAATGCGATGTTAGCAGCTGCTTTGTACATCGTCATCTTGACATAATTCTGCGCATTGTCGATTAGGAAGCTTTCTACATCGTGTAGGGTTTTAACTTCACCTGTAGTCTTTCCAATGGTTTTATTGTATTCCTGTACGACTGCCTTCTTTGACACAAAACCTTTTTTCGCTAAGTCAACCGCTATTTCAAGCCTTTTCACATTTTGCACCGCTGTAGTGTATTCCGTACCAGCTAAAGAATTATGAAGGGCTTTATTCGCTTCCTCCAACGCATTGATTTCTTTCTTAGCCCCAAATAGACCTTTGATCCATTGACCGATTTCCTTACCATAGGTTGTCATCAGGACAATACCGACCATCATTGCCGTTTGCCAACTAAGTAAAGCTGATCCTAATTCCTTCCAGACCGATTTACCTTTTTTACCCGATGCTACAAGAGCTTCATTCTCTTTTTTTACCCGAATAATTTCATCAGCGAAAATTGGAAGGTTGTTTGATATTGCTATCGCAAACGTCTGAAAGCCGTATGTCATGGCTGGAAGTTCCCTAGTTAATTGATTGACGGAATTTTGCAGACCGTTCCAAGAACCACCTATGTTTTGACCTTTGGTAAGCTTTGATATTTCGGAGTTGATCAATCCTAGCTTTTGGCTGTACTTTTCCAAGTTAGCTGGGTTGGTAGCTTCCAACATTCCTTTTTCGTAAAGCTGGGCTGCACGGTATAAACGCTGTAAAATACCCTCATTAGAAAGCATTGCATTCCCATGAGAATCAAAACCAGCTCGACCAGCCCGACCGACACGTACAAGCTCCTGTTCATAACGCTGAAGCTCTTTGTTTATGGAAGCGACCGACATAACGGAATTAGCTTTTTCAGCCTCATTCTTCAGTTCAGCCATACGTCTCCGCAACCGTTCCAAAATCCCTTCACGTTCTTTCAGCGGAGCATTACCGCCCTTAGCTTCATCGTTGACGGATTTGACACCTTTGCGGATATCATCCGTTTCACGCTTTGCTTCAGGCGTATTAAATCTAAATTCTATATCTAATTGTCCGTCACTCATTGTTTGGTATTTGGTAGCTCATCAAAGCCCTTTAATTTTTGTTTCTTTTTACCGCTTGAACGCTGTACTCTTGGAGCATCAGCCAGCATCATTCTGATATTGATCCAGCTTCTTTTATAAAGTATTTCATCCCAACTGCATCCAGTTTCTTTTTGTGCTGTTATAATTGTTCCCCAAAGGCTATGTAGACCAACGGTCTTTAACTCCTCTGACTTTTTCTTTGGCTCGGATCGTTTGGTTTCGTCAGTCTCATCCCCTCTAACAATCCGATAGTATTCATAAAATCCTCTAGCCCTCCAAGCGTGATGATATGCATGATGTTCAAGAGAACGGAAAAAGGATAATGTTTTAATAATTGTTTTGCCAGCCATTTTCCGACCAACCAGTTTCTTTTCCGACCTCGTAAAATGCCAATAGCGAGAATGCGACCGACCGTAAACCCATGATTTACCCTATACTTTAAACCATCTTCCACACTCATTTGCTCAAAGTCAACATCAGTTATCCCCATCTGCAAACGAAGTTTTGTTATACGCAAACAAACAGATGCAGTTGGATCGTGTAGAACAAGCGGAATCGTTTTGATTCCCAACAGCCTTAAAAAAAAGGGGGCAGGGATATCTAACCTGACCCCTTCTTCTAATATGGTCTGTGCTGCCTGTATTTCAGTAGCTGCCTCCATAACTTACGGTGCTGTTGCTGTTCCGATGATCTCAGGAGCAATACCAGCCTTTTTAGGTTGCAATACCGTCCAGCGCAATTCAATATGATTAGGCTCACCTACACGGAAACGACCGATAACCTTAGCATTGATTCGACAACGAGGATATGTATAAGGCATACCTTTGCCATCGATAATCTGAATAGCTTTTTCGATGTTTGGCGTGCCTGAAGGAGCATGGTACTGGCCAGCAACTACAGTTCCTCCCAATAGATCAGCTCCAACCTCAGCAGTAACCTTGATCAGGTTTGCCACACCAGTTCTAAGACCTGCTTTTAATGAGGTTTCTAATGGCGTGGATTCGCCTTGTGCATAAAATGCATTCTCGGTCGGATCAGCCTGAGTGATTTCAATAGTATCTTCATGCACTTTCCCTGGGGATGTGAAGGCAGTCGCTAAACCTCCATCTGCTGGAATGTCGGCAATCTTAAAGCCGTCAATCTCCATATCATAGCTTACTTCGTCTCTAAACATGATTTTAAATAGTTTTAAAAGGGTTTTAAAAGTTTGTTAATTAATCGTTTGGTAAAGTGATTTCGTCGCCTACTTTCACGCCTTGCTCTACCAATTCAGGATTATTTAGAAGATCCTCTTCAGTAACGATATGCTTTTTATCCTCCTGATTTTCGCTAGGATTTTCAGTTTTTGCCAACTCAGCTTTTTTATCAGCAATAGCAGCCTGAAGCTTTTCTAAACCTAAATTGTGATGTGGCTTGGTATCAAAAAGCTCAATGTATTCCTTTACCAGAGCATCACGATCAGCTTCAGAAGATCCATTACCTAAAACTGGTTCAATGTTACCTTCTGATAGAACTTCTTTAAGTTTTTCAACTATTTTACTAGCAGAGCCATGACGATGATAAACTTCAACAGTTCTATCTTTTAGCTTTTTCTTCCAGTCTTGTGCATAATGATCCGCACTGAAAACATTGCCATCAGAAGTGATGTAACAGGTGTTTTTATTACTGTTCTTTAGATTGGCAAAAAACGCCTTGGCTTCTTGCTCAAATTTTTTATTATTATCTGCCATAAATCTTTTTATACAGTTTGAAGGCTCCATACCCGACAAATCCCAAAAGGATCACTCCGAATATTTTGCCCAGATTGATAAATACTTTTTGAAAGAAGGTTAATTCTCGCTCGACTGGAACATTTACATATTGAGTTTCCTTTGTACTCAATTCCGTCACCAGTTCTTCAATACGAGCATGCAATTCAAGGTTCTCGGTTTGACAGTCAACCATCAATTGTCCTAAATCGTCCAATTTGACTTTAGGAGCTTGCAACTGATTTTTTCCAGCACTTGAAATGGGATTCTTCAATACTGGTTTATTGTTCACACATTCAATCCAAGCCCTGTAATAAGAGCTATCCGCTTCAACCTCGATCACTGTATCACGAACTGTTTTTGTGACCAGCTTTTCTACTTCAACCGTTTTTGTTGATGGGATTGTGATGGCTTGTTTGCTTTTGCATCCGATACACATCGCAATGATTGCCACGATTGCGAAAACTGAAATCTTCAATTTTATAGTCGAAATTCTTCCTTTCATGCTACAATTAGTTTAAAGCCTTTCGGGGCAAGTTTTAAAATTCTGTCTAACGTTATCCTACTGGATGTCACATCAAGGCTGCCATCACCATTGATGTCCTTAAATTCCGAACCTACAAGGATGCACCCTAAAATTTGAGTGTGATAATTTCCAGTGTGGATCAGGATATAAGTCCTGTTAGGCACATCTAAAATGTGGTAATGCTTAGAAAACTTTGGAGATGTGCGAGGAACGACATTGTATGTACCTGAAGGAATACACGACTTTTGAAACTCATTGTTCTTCCACGGAAGCTCCAATGTTTTACATTTCATCAGTACCGTTCCTTTATCATCTTTTAGGATAAGTTCACCTAGTGTCTGTTTATCCGTTTTAATGGTTCTGTTAATTTGTGCTATCATAGCCCTGTTCCTTCTGTACCTTTTTTATTTGCTTCAACTCACTCAAAAGCCTTGCATTATCACGTCTGAGCGTTCCTATTTCTAGCTGTAGATTTTGAATCTGTAAACTTTGCTCTGCCAGCTCTTTTTTTAAATCCTGAGCTATTTCACGCCAAATAGCAACCGCCTTTTCAACTGATTCTAATTCGCTCTGAACGGCTTCAGCTGTTTGTTTACGTCTTCCAAAAAACCAACCTGAAAAAGCCCCAGCGATGCTAGTAATGAGAGGAATCAAAAGCGATTCTATTAGTTGCTCCATTTGCTAAGGATTAGAAGCGGGTCGCACGAAGCGTCCCCGCTATTGGTTTGGATGATTAATTATGCTGCTGGCACTTGTTTTACCACACAAACACCGTCAAATTTTTCACGTTTTGCCCTTGCTCCAGCACGAACCAAGAATGAATAAATATCACCGTAGTAAGTTGCATCGTTTAGGTTTTCAAAGAATTTGATATCACCTAAAGCAAATTCAACGTTATTGCCGTTGTACAAAAGAATTCCTTCCACATCGGTTGTAGCAGCTTCAGCAGTCAAAGGCTTGAACGCACCTGCTGCATTCAACAATAACACTGTTGAGCGTGTGAAAATCTTAAAGCCCTGGGCTTTGTACATGACACCATTACGGCGTTCCTCTTCTGTTACGCTTGCCATGTAAGTAGCGGTAACTTGACTGTCAGCAGGGAACATTTGCGCCTCAGCTTCAGCTGTAATTACTGCATACATTTGACCTTCACGCCATGTGCCTTGACGGATAAAGAATGATCTTGCACGTTGTAAATCCTTCAGACTATAAGCCTTGACCTGTGCAGTAGCTGTTGGAGCTGTAGGATCAACTGCAACTCCTTCAGTAGGCAAAATACTAGTTGCTGGAAGATTGGTTGTCGTTCCAATAGAAGCCGTAACAGTGGACAGTAGCACGTCCTCAGCAACATTCTGATTTAGGTTCGCCTGTTCATCTTGAAGCACGGATTGACGTTTATCATAAGAAAGCTCTACTGTATCTGCATTCGGGATCAAGATCGGATCAGACGTGTACTCATTGATTTCATACGATGTCGGAATATCTGTACGAGTTTTAACGGTCGCTGGTAATGAACTTCTGTTTTTGACCACATCGCCAGCCCTTCCAGCTTGAGGAATGTGTACAGTTGTTCCGTTGATATTTTCCTTGTCAGCCTTTGAGAATGAATTAAGGAAAGTATTGTTCTTGTACAGGTTGTTTTGGATGTCCTTTGTCCAAATCTCTTTTTGGATAGCCATAAACAATGCAGCTTCAGGAGACTTGACGAATCCCAAAACAATACCTAAGACAATACCTACAGGAACGGAATAAACAATGTTCACACCTATCAAGGCAAACAACAACGCCACAACCAACACATTGTACAAAAGGTTAAGCGGTTTGAATTCTAAATTTCTCATTTGATTTTAAATAGTTTTAAAGGGGTTTTAAAAGTGTGTTAATTACTGCTTGATTTGTGGTTTAACCTTCGTACTCTTTGTCAAACTCAGCTTTAAAAAGCTCTTTGAACAAATTAGGATCATCAGATTTAAGCTTAATCAATAAGCCTTCCTGATCCAATTGTCCCCATGTCTTGTTTGCGTAAAGACTTACTTTGGCTTCCTTCTTTGTTTGGATTTGGCTCTGTACAGTTGGCGCACCTTGTTTGCCTCCCAAAATCTTTTCAACTGAAGCATAATCAGCCATTGCCAAAGTCACGAAATGTGGTTTTTCGTCAGCAGAGATTTTACGGTCGTCTACTGCACCTTGAACCAACGTTTCTACTTTAGATGACAACTGAACTTTTTCAGCATCATCAACCTTTTTTTGTAAAGTTTGATTTTGATTTTTCAGCTTGTCGATTTCGGTTTTTTGGGATGCAGCCAATTGAACCACTTCCATCACCTTTGTTTCAAATTGGTCAACTGACTTCACATCAGTTCCCAATATCGCTGCTGCCTTTGCAGCTGACAATTCGATTTTTTCCATATGTGATTTTTTATTATTGATAAGCAATGGGATTACAGCGTTCGTGTCGCTGGATGAGAGTTCAATACGAGTATGATTGGAATCATACAGAGCAATGGATAAGGCGTTATTATCTGCACCTATATCGGCAATACTGACTTCTTCGAGGATAGACCTTGCTAACGTTTCACCTCTTTGCCCCTGAATGATCAAAGTTTCATCCGATGACCATTCTACAGGTAGCAAACCAGCTGATCCCATACGAAGCGTACCGTTCTGATATTTGTTGTAAATAGACTTGGCAAAATCGTCCGTATCATCAAAGACTGGCAAACCTGTCAAGCATTTACCTATACCGTCAATGGATTCTACCTTCAGTTCAATGACGTTCCCCAAAGGAAGGATCACTTCATTCTTTTTACCAAAGGCACGATAGTGCATCCAAAGTAAAATTGGGTTTCTTTCGTACTGCGTTAAGTCAACACCATCAACCAAAGCCCTAAAGCCATATTTGTTGACCTGTTCACTTAAAATTATTAGCCGTTTTGTCGCTTTTAACATCTGTCTTTTTCGCTATTGTTGGCACAAACCTACATCGACAAAAACAGTCAAAAAAATCGCCTTTATGAATGCTAACACCTTGTGCAGTAAATGCCTGTAATTATTGCAAGCTTTTAATTTTACGATTTTTTACCCCTATATATAAGTGCCATTTTTGACCAGTTAACACGGATTTTATGGCAAAAAATAGACTTAGCAAAGCAGAACTTCAGGAGAAAAGAGAACACGCAAAACTTCTTTTCATCCGTGAAAAATTAACCCAAAAGGAAATTTCCAGACGGCTTCAGATTACTGAGGGAACAATCAGTAAATGGTCAAACGAGGACAATTGGGAACAAGCAAAAAAGAGCATCATGATGACTAGGGAGGATCAACTTAGACAGATGATGGATGAGCTTGAAATTCTTAACACTGAGATTGCAACTGGTGGTAGAGGATATGCAACAAAAGAACAAGCCTATATCCGAGACACATTGATCCAAAACATTAAGAAGCTTGAAACGGATGTTTCCGCATCAGAGGTATTTGATGTTGCAACCAAAATGATCAGTCATTACAGAGGTATTGACTTAGACAAAGCTAAAGCACTCACAGAAGATTTTGATGGATATATTAAAACGCTTTTAAGATAATGGCAGCACAAAAGTTTACAAACAAACAGATATCCATAAAATGGGAGGACTTTGCCAAAGAAATGAGGCAAGCGACACCCATTGACATCCATGAAACTCCAACGCAAAAACAAAAGCGGATCGCTCGCTTAGAAAAAGAAGGGAATGAAGTGGAGTGGATGAAGTACTATTTCCCGAATTTCTGTAAAGCGGATTTTGCACCATTCCATTTAAAAACGTTTCGAAGGCTGATCAAAAACAAAAGATGGTTTGAGCTTTTAATGTGGGCTCGTGAATTGGCAAAATCTACCTCAGTGATGTTGATCGTGTTATACTTGGTTTTAGTAAGAAAAGAACTAAGGAACATACTTCTTGTTTCCAACAGCTTCGATAACGCTGTTCGTTTATTGATGCCATACAAATTAAGTCTTGAATGCAACCAACGCCTGATAAATGACTATGGAACTCAGGAGAAGTTAGGATCATGGACGGACGGTGAATTTACAACCAAAAACGGTGTGAGCTTTCGTGCATTGGGTGCAGGTCAATCGCCTCGTGGTACACGTAATGAAAATTTTAGGGTTGATTGCATCCTGATCGATGATATTGATACAGATAAAGAATGCAGAAACCCACGTAGGATCATTGAAAAATTCAAATGGATTCAGGAAGCATTAATTCCAACGGTATCCGTTTCGGGCAATTATCGAATCATAGTATGTGGGAACAAGATCGCAAAAGTATGTGTCGTTTCGCTTTGCGAAAAATTAGCTGACTATGTACATCAGGTAAATATTAGGGATAAGAATGGTAAAAGCTCATGGTTAGCAAAAAACAGTGAAGAAGATATTGACAAAATTCTCTCATTGATTTCTTATGCTTCAGCTCAGAAAGAATACTTCAATAACCCCATTTCAGAAGGGACGGTATTCAAGGAGATGAACTATAAAAAATTACCGCCATTATCACAATACAAATGGCTGGTGTGCTATACTGACCCCTCATTTAAAGACTCCAAGAAAAACGACTTTAAAGCAACTGTCTTGGTAGGAAGATGGAAAGACGAATTCCATGTTATTAAAGCCTTCTGTGATCAGACCACTACTGCCAATATGATTGAATGGCATTATCAGATAGCGGAATTGGTTGCAGACCGTGTGCCAGTGTATTACATGATGGAAGCCAATTTTATTCAAGACACGCTTATAAACAAGTTTTATGAGTATTCCAGCGAGCACGATAAAAAGATCATCCCACTAAAAGGAGATCAGCGAAAAAAGGCTGACAAATTCACTCGGATTGAAACCCTATTAGAGCCATTGAACCGAAACGAAAAGCTATGGCTTAATGAAAAGGAAAAAGAAAGCCTGCACATGCAAAGGCTGGAAGAACAATTTTTAGCTATCGAAGCTGGTAGTTCAGCTCATGACGATGCTCCCGATGCAGTAGAAGGAGCTGTATGGGTAATCAATAACAAAAGCATTCACAACGCAGATAACATTCAAACTATATCAACCAGCCAAAACGGCTCTAAACGTATCGCATAATATGGGACTAATAACACCTGAAGATTTTTACACGCACATGTACAGCGGAACTATCGAAGCTATTTCCGATGGTAACGAAGAAAGTTTAGCTGAAGCAATTGACACGGCAATAAGTGAAGCATTTGGCTATTTATCAAGATTTGACCTTGATGCAATCATGACCAGTGACGACCGTAAGACATACGCCAACCTTAGAACATGGCTAAAAGATATTGCCAAATGGCATTTTATAAACATCTGTAATGTTGCCACTGATTTGGAATTAGCAAAAGAGCGTTATGATGATGCCATTGCAAGACTGAAGGACATTCAAAAAGGAATAGTAACGCCTAAAGGCTGGGCATTACCTCAGGATGAAAATGACCAATCAGGAGCTTTCACTGTATCCAGTAGACCTAAACGAGAAAACTATTATTAACAATGGCAAAGAACAACAGACAAAGAACAAAACAGAAAATTGTTGCTGGAAAGAATACTTCAGCACCGATTATCCAAAATATTTCAATTCAACCTTTTGCAAGGCAAAGTCAGGATATATCCAGCTGGAGGAATGCAACCCGATCAGCGGAATCACATATTCCAAGACGTGTTTACTTGTATGATCTGTATCACGACATCTCCACTACGGACGGACAGATCATAGCGGTATGGGGCAAACGGCAGGATGCGATTACTACGGCAAATTGGGAATTCACCGATAAAGACGGCAATCCAGTCGATGAAATAAACGAGCTTATTGACTGTATTGGCTTTGAGGATTTATTAAAGGAAATAATAGATTCCAAAGCATGGGGTTATTCGATGTGTGAACCTACCTTTTTCGTTAATGAAAATGGTCAGAATGAATTTGAACTTTATTCAGTTCCAAAGAAGCACATGAGACCTGAAAGGGGAATCATTGTGAAACACCAAACGGATGATGAAGGAATAAATATCAACGATGGTATTTATAACAAAACCATAATGCGATTTGGTAAAGCAAATGATTTGGGTCTGTTGCTTTCTGCTGCTATGTACTCAATCTATAAAAGAGGCAGTACATCCGATTGGGCTGAATTTATTGAAATTTTTGGGCGTGGTATCATTGATGCTGAATGGGACGGATTTGATGAAGGGCAACGTCAGCAACTTGCGAAAGCAATCCGTGAAATGGGATCAGGGGGAATCATGATCCGACCTTCAGGAACAAAGGTTGATATCAAGAACAATACAGGTAATGCCAACGGTCAGCTTCAGGATACTTTTGTAAGTAAAATGGATGCGTATATTTCAAAGGTTCTTTTGGGATCAACGGAAACAACAGATTCCAGCACAAGAAGCGGTTACGCACAAGCCGAAATACACCAAAAAGAAGATCATAAAAAAAATGAATCCGACCTTCAGTTTGTAAGACGTTCATTGAACTCGCAGTTCATCAAAATTCTGAAGGCTGCTGGATTTGACACCAAAGGAGGAACGTTTGTCATCAAAAAAGACAAGAACCTTGATAAGACGTCCTATGAAATACACAAGTCCATGCGTAAAGATTTGGGAATACCAATTGACGATGATTTTTATTACGAAGAATATGGAGTAAGAAAGCCCGACAACTATGAGGAATTAAAAAACGAGCTTGAAGATAGCAAAAACAAAGATTTAGAAACTAAATCCGACAACAAAAATGCAGATACCCCCGAACTTTCAGAGGAAGAAAACACCGACACCCCCAACGAAAACAAGGAGGATAAACGCAAAAAGCTATCTTGGTTCAGAAGGTTATTGCAGCTTTTTCACCCAGCCCCGATAGCACAAGACAGACAGCTAGTCGGGGCGTTTGGAGATCACCACACGAATAATATACAGTTAGCAAAATTCACCGCTTCCAAAGCTTTTGACACCATAAAAGATGATGTCATTCAAAGAGCTTGGATTGCAAAAGGAACATTGAATTTTGACACTCAGCTGTATGAATTCACGGCTACTACTTTAACAATGGGTTTTGTTCAGGGATGGAAAACAAAGCCAACGAAGTTAATGGATTTGGGCTTTTCCTATGGTGTAGACGATCCAGCAACATTAACAGCCTACGAGATGAATCTATTTAGGTTCGCTGGTGCTAAGACATTATATGAAGCCCAGCAATTAAATGAGTTATTCCGTAAAGCAAAATCATTCCGTGAGTTCTATGACACGGCAAGCTCAATGATGGACGTTCACAATAAAGCTTGGTTGGAAACCGAATATAACACAGCTATTGCAGCCGGTGAAATGGCTTCCACTTACAATAGGCTGATGAAGCAAACGGATAATTTCCCTTACTGGCAATATAAGACTGTTGCAGATGAAAGGGTACGTCATTCACATGCTTTATTGCACGATATTATATTACCGTGGAATCACCCAGCATGGAAATACATTTTACCTCCTAACGATTGGAATTGTCGTTGCTGGATTGTTCCAAGAACTAAAGCTGAGGTTACGGATGAAGAATTGAAAGCTTCAGAAGAAAAGGTTAAACTGTATTTGGATAGCCCAGAATTTAAGAAAGCAGCTAAAGGGGGTTGGGGTATAAACAGAGCGGACAAAGGTCAGGTATTTACCGAAAACCAACACTATACAACGGATTATCTTGATGTAACCAAACGGATGAATAATCTAGGCTATAAGGATTGGGGTCTAAAACCGCTGGATCAAAATTTCAATACAAAACAGTTCAGTCCCAAATTTGGTGAAGATCAAATTGAAGATGCAATTGAAGATTTTACAGGCAAACTCAAAAAGGTTACATCCAAGAAGTTTGGTATTACCGACTATAACAATAGGATTATTACCATTGATAAAGCTACTTTAAAATCTCATACAAATACCCGTTATCAAAAGTACAGGACTAGGCATCTGTATTTATCTGAAGTGGAAAACATTTTAAACGCTCCTGATGAAGTATGGTTACAGAATTACCGAAACCAAAAGTATCAATCGTTTATATACTTGAAGTATTACAACGATCAAGCTGTTGTAGTGGTTTGTACACTAACGGATAGTTTAGAGCTGAAAATCGAAACATGGCACAAGCTGGATGATACAAGGCTTAGAAGGGGATTGCTGATAAAGAACTAAAGCCATTAGCGTTAACTAATGGCTTTAATTAAGGTTGTGTAAAGTACCACGTTGGAAAACCAGTCATGAGCCACTGCTCAACCTATTTTAACAGTCTCTCATTTACACGAGGTAGTATTACAATACAAATATAGTAAATAGTATGGATAAGTTTGATAAACAGCTTGAAGCATTATTTAAGAAGATTGACACAAAGATAGAATTAGCACCCCAGCTGGTTGCTGAAACTGCTTTGGAGCATTTTCAAAATGCACTGTTAAAAAAAGAATGGGACGGAAAGCCCTACCAACCATATAAGGACAAGAAAAGAGAGCCATCAAGAGGATCGTTGATGTACCGTACTGGAAACCTATTTAGGACACTTAGGATAAATTACGTTTATCATGATAGGGCTGGTCTATCTGCTGGATCATCAAGAGTACCATACGCCAAAGCACACAACGAAGGTGAAACCATCCAGCACAAAGGAGGAATTAAACAAATTACCTTCAGGAAGCACACAAGAGGGAGATTTAAAGGAAAAACCCTGTTCTCGAAAAACAATGAACGAGCATCATTCAGTCAAAAGGCATCAGTTGGCGCATATACCGTTACACTTCCTAAACGTCAATTTTTGGGTAAAAGTCAAAGCCTGATAACAGATATTAAAACAAGATTTAAAACTAATTTTAAAACCATTTAAAAGATGAAAGAAATATTTAAAAACACATTATTAAAACTGGATACACTGGATAATATAGCGTTTATTGACAGAGATCGGGGTCAACTTGAAGGATACCATCAAAGACCTGAAGTAAAATTCCCATGTGCATTGATCAAGGTAAATATTCCAAGACGTGACAATTTGAACGCCATGATCCAACGGGCAACCTGTCAAATTCAAATCCGTGTAGCATTTGAAAAGCTTATCGACCAAAACAATTTAAACGCCTCACAACGACTCGAAAAAGCTTTAGAGTATTACGACACCATTGAGGAAATTGAAAACTTGTTTCAGGGCTTAAAATTAGGTAAAACGGAAAAATGGGAATGCACCAGTATAATTGATGAAGATAGAGCGGATTTTGAAGTAGTGCGAATTACTTTTGCGACTGGTTTTGTTAAGGAATATCTATAAAAAAAGCGGTTATTTTGCAATGCCCCCAAAAAGTTAGACACTTTCTGGGGGCATTTTTATGAGAAAAAACAAAAAACATAGTTTGGAATTCAAACTTAGTCTTGTCGATCGGATCGT